TGCAAAAGAATTATATGCTGGAACTTGGTACGGCGATATGATTGATTATGTTGAAGAATCAGGAGCTACTGGTATTCCTCAACCTGAACTAGCAAGAATGTTAGGTAAATCAGGTCAACAAGCAATCAACCCTAAAGTTAGAGATTTCCTTGAATCAAACATTTTCACTAAAGGTGAATTGTCTGTACCTAAACAAGAAAAACCAGAAGCTAGTGGTATTAAAGGCCGCCCAACTTCTGAAAAAACATTAATGGCTAAAAACGTTAATGCTAAAATGGAAGCAGATGCTAACTACAAACCATCAGAAGATGAATTAGCAATGTTAGGAGCTGAGTTTATTGAAAAACTTAGAGCACGTGTTAAAGGTACTTTAAGACGCGGTCGTCCGGCAATGCCTTCTAAAGCAAAAGATGGTATGATTGCAGCTATGAAAAATATGGCTAATGCTGAAGATACAGATATGGATGGAGATGTTGATGATGATGATTTAGATGATATTGCTGAATCAGTAATTAAACATAAAAAACAACCAATGAATGAACAATTTCTTAAAATGCAAAAACTTGCAGGTTTAATTACAGAGAGTGAATACAAACAAAAAAAAGTATTAAATGAAGCAGAAGATTTATTGTCAATGATTAAAGATTATGTAAGCGCTCATTACACATCAGATCAAGGATATGGTGAAGGTGTAGTAGAAGAAGCAGAAGCTTATATGGAAAGAATAGAAGCAGAAGTTACTAAAATGAAAGGAGCAGAATATTTTAAAGCTTTAGAAGCTTTCGCAGGTTTAGTGACATATGATGATGAATACGCAGGTCAGGAAGAACATGATGAAATTCAACCTCAATTAGAAAAATTAGCTCAAAAACTAGGATTTACATTAGATCAGATTAGATAATTTTAAAATAAATAAAATAAATTTTAAATTGAGGACTTGGATTACCAAGTCCTCTTTTTTATATTCAAGTAAAATAAAAGTTATATGAGCAATAAAAAAACAGATGTTAGGCGTATTAGATCCACAGATGGAGTCATTCGCTACGTTAAAGATGGTAAGTTACATAACGCAGAAGGTCCTGCAGTAGTTCATCCTGATGGTAAAGAAGAATACCACTTAAATGGTTTTCAATATTCAAAGGATGAATTCAAAATGATTAAAAAAGATGGTAACGGATTACCATTCTACAAACAATCAGGAACTAAAATGCGCCATTAATATGAAGATAGGATTCACAGGTACAGTAAGTGTTGGAAAAACAACATTAGTTAATTCATTAAAGGAACTACCAGAATTCAAACACTACGATTTTGCAACTGAACGTTCAAAATATCTACGTGATTTAGGTATTCCTCTAAATACAGATAGTACATTAAAAGGACAAACCATTTTCCTATCAGAGAGATGTTCTGAGTTAATTAGACACAATATTATAACTGATAGAACAGTTATAGATGTTATGGCATTTACATTAAATGCAGATTCAATTGATCATTCAGAAAAAGATGCATTTGAAAAATATGCCTCTGCATTTATAGAAGAATATGATTGGATATTTTATGTATCACCAGCTGGAGTACCTATCGAAGATAATAATGTGCGTACTACAGATGTAGAATATAGAAAGCAAATCGATTCAACAATTAAGTATCTATGTTCAGAACATCTATCCAAAATTAAGAATTTTGGTATCATTGCTGGTACTAATGAAGACAGAATTACTCAGATAAAATCTTACTTGAATTTGTAATATTTATAACAAAATCTCATTAAATGAAACGTAAAGAACTATACAACTATATTCGTGAAGAAATTGTAAATGAGTTATCTGAAACCACATATGCTGGTAAAGACTCAGTACCAAAAATACAAAAAGATCCTAAATTTAATACATTAAAAACAGATGCTAAAACTAATGCTATTAGTGATTTAAAAGCTGGTGGAGATGTAGAATTAGAAGAAATGGCTCGTACTCCAAACAACATTAAACTTGGAGATCCTGCTAAAGTAGCTTTAATTAGAAAACTATATGGTGGTACTTGGAAAGGAAATATGTTGGATGTAGTGGAAAAAGCAGGTGAAGATGGTATTTCTCAGCTTGAACTAGCTCTAGCAGTTGGTAAAAAATCACAACCCGCCATTAACCCAGCAGTAAGTGAATTTCTTAAAGTAGGTGCATTCGCACTATCTAAAATCGCAGGTGCGGCTGCTGAACCAACTATTGCTCCTTCATCTGAAGAAGAAGAATGGATGACGGATGCAGATGTAAAAGATGATTGGGAAAAATCAGAAGACGAAGATTCAGATATGATGGATAAAGGTCCATCTGCTGCAGATATTAAAGCAGCTGAAAAAACAGCAGTAAAAGTATCAGGTGGTAAAGGATATGCTAAACAACTTGCTCCTGAAGATGAAGAAAAATATACTCGTTTAAGAACAGGTATCGAAACTAAAGTAGCAAAAATCATGGCTCTCCAAAAACCTAAAAGAGCATCATCAAATGATATGCAGGTACTTAAAGCCTTAATTAATCGAGATGATGTTAAAAAACTATTTAAAGCTAAAGGTGTTAGTTTAACTGATTTGGTAGCAGATATTATATCATGATAAATCAAAACAGATTTTATTTAATCATTATAGGAGTATTAATTGTAGTTTTACTAATGCAGAAATGTGGAGGGGGATGTAATTTTGTCCCCGTTCTTCCACCTCCTATAACCATTAGAACTGTAGATACTGTTTATACAGTGATTACAAAAGATGTTCCTGTTTATGTTCCAAAATGGAAAACACATATAAAGTATGTTCATGATACAACTGAAATCGTGGATACTACGTATGTTATTGGGGACTACTACTCTACTTATTTTTATCAAGATTCATTAATTAATGACACATTATGTTTTTACATTAATGATTCAATCTCAGAAAATAAAATCAAATCTAGAGATTTAAAATATGTGATGTCATTCCCAACTATAAAAATACACGATGTAGTAATTCAAAATAAAAATGAATACTATGTTGGTTTAGGATTAATTGGAAATCAAAAAGGAATTAATTATTTTGGTCCCGAATTTTTATTAAGAACCAAGAAAAAAGATGTCTACGGAATAGGAGTTGGACTAGATGGAAATCTACAACCAAATCTAAGCCTAAGAACATATTGGAAAATAGGTAAAAAATGAGTCAAGACCTCAAACAAATAATAAGAGATGAATACATTAAGTGCGCAAAGGACCCGGCGCACTTTATGCGTAAATACTGTTACATACAGAACCCAGTTCGTGGACGCGTAATATTTAATTTATATCCATTTCAAGGTAAAGTACTTAATTTATGGAAAGAAAATCCATATTCAATGGTACTTAAATCTAGACAGTTAGGTATATCAACATTAGCAGCAGGATATTCTTTATGGTTAATGACATTCCATAAAGATAAAAATATTCTTTGTATAGCTACTAAACAGGAAACTGCCAAGAACATGGTTACTAAAACCAAGTTCATGTATGATAATTTACCCTCATGGTTAAAAGAATCAACCGAAGAAAATAATAAATTAACATTACGATTAACTAACGGTTCTCAAATCAAAGCAACATCAGCAGCAAGTGATGCTGGTCGATCAGAAGCCGTTTCGCTTCTAATCATAGATGAGGCTGCATTTATTGAAGGTATTGAACCAATTTGGGCTTCAGCTCAACAAACATTAGCAACGGGTGGTGGTGCAATTGTATTATCTACTCCATTTGGTACTGGTAATTGGTTTCATAAAACATGGGTTAGAGCAGAATCACAAGAAAATAACTTCTTACCCATTAAATTACCTTGGTATGTTCACCCTGAACGTGATCAAGCTTGGAGAGATAAACAAGATGTAGAGCTAGGTGATCCTAGATTAGCAGCACAGGAATGTGATTGTGATTTTACCACATCTGGAGATGTAGTTTACTACCCAGAGCATATTGAATATATGATGTCTACTCACGTAGTGGAACCATTAGAGCGCCGTGGAGTAGATGGAAATTTATGGGTTTGGGAATCACCGGATTACACTCGAAGCTATATAGTAATAGCGGATGTCGCTAGAGGAGATGGAAAAGATTTTTCTACATTCCATGTGTTTGATATAGAAACAAATTCTCAAGTAGCAGAATTTAGAAGTCAATTACCACCTAAAGAATTTGGATATTTACTAGTATCAATAGCTACAGAATATAATGAAGCATTATTAGTAATTGAAAATGCAAATATTGGTTGGTCAGCCATAGATTCAGCTATAGAAAGAGGATATAGAAATCTATATTATTCACCTAAGAGTGACGTTACAACCTCTGATTCGTATATTAACAGATACGAAGACACATCCAAAATGACTCCAGGCTTTACTACGTCATTAAAAACACGTCCTTTGGTAATTAATAAAGGTCGTGAGTATTTTGGAGACCATAGTGTCATTATTCGATCAAAACGTTTGATTGAAGAAATGAAAGTATTTATTTGGAAAAATGGTAGAGCAGAAGCTCAATCTGGATATAATGATGACTTAGTTATGGCATATAGTATAGGAATGTATTTAAGAGATACAGCATTAAAAAATAAACAACAAGGATTAGAATTAACAAGAGCAACATTAAGTAATATATCAAGATCAACCCCATATCAAGGTGCTTACTTTGCAACAGGAATGGACAATCCATATTCCATGAAAGTAAATGGGGACGGAAACGAAGATATTAGTTGGTTACTTTGAATAAAATAAATTATGGCAGATACAAGTATTTTTACTAGATTAAAGAGATTATTTTCAACCGATGTCATCATCCGTAATGAGGGTGGGAATCAAATTAAAGTAATGGATGTTGATTCAATTCAACAAAGTGGACAATATAAAAACAATTCATTAGTTGACAGATATAGCAGGATATATTCCGCGAATGCTACTTCACTTTACGGTCAACAATTAAATGTTAATTACCAATATTTAAGAGCCCAATTATATTCAGATTATGATGTAATGGATACAGATGCTATTGTGGCTTCTGCTTTAGATATTATTTCAGATGAATGCACATTAAAAAACGAAATGGGCGAGGTACTTCAAATCCGCAGTTCCGATGAAGATGTACAGAAAATTCTTTATAACTTGTTTTACGATGTTTTAAACATAGAGTTTAACATGTGGTCATGGATTCGTCAAATGAATAAATATGGCGATTTCTTTCTAAAACTAGAAATTGCTGAAAAATTTGGAGTATATAATGTTATTCCTTACACCGCATACCACATTATGCGTCAGGAAAACTACGATAAAGAAAACCCATCAGCTGTTAGATTTAAATTTAGTCCCGATGGATATGTAGGAGGTACAGGACAATTTACTGTTCCTAATAATCAGCCACAAGATGAAGCGAATGGGATTTATTTTGACAATTACGAAATGGCCCATTTTAGATTGTTAACAGATGTTAACTATCTTCCATATGGTCGTTCATATATCGAACCAGCTCGTAAGTTATTCAAGCAGTATACATTAATGGAAGACGCTATGTTAATTCATAGAATCTCCCGCGCTCCAGAAAAACGTATTTTTTATGTAAACGTAGGTGCTATTCCCCCTAATGAGGTAGAAAATTTCATGCAAAAGACAATTCGTACCATGAAAAAAACACCTTATATGGATCCCCAAACGGGTGAATATAATTTAAAATATAACATGCAAAACATGTTAGAAGATTTTTATATTCCTGTTCGTGGTAATGATCAAACAACTAAAATTGAAACCACTAAAGGTTTAGAATATAATGGTATTGAAGACGTTGCTTACTTAAGAGATAAGTTATTTGCTGCTCTTAAAGTACCTAAAGCATTTATGGGTTATGAGAAAGATTTAACTGGTAAAGCAACATTAGCAGCTGAAGATATTCGTTTTGCTCGTACAATCGATAGATTACAACGTATTGTACTTTCCGAATTATATAAAATAGCATTAGTGCATTTATATACCCAAGGATATAGAGGCGAAACATTAACCAATTTTGAGCTTTCATTAACTACTCCATCAATTATATACGACCAAGAACGTATTGCATTAATGAAGGAAAAAGTAGATTTAGCTAAAAACATTATGGAAGCCCAATTATTACCTACAGATTGGATTTACCACCATGTATTCCACTTTAGTGAAGATCAATTTGATGAATACAGAGATCTTATTATTCAAGATGCTAAGCGTAAATTTAGATTAGGTCAAATTACTGAAGAAGGAAATGATCCATTAGAAACAGGAAAATCGTACGGTACACCACATGATTTAGCTTCACTTTATGGTAAAGGCAGAACAACAACCGATCCAGGAAATGTACCTGCAGGGTATGCTGATGACATGGAATTAGGTCGTCCTAAAGAAAAAGTTACAAACATCAATACTCAAGACAATGCTCTTGGAAAAGATAGATTAGGTAGACAATCAATGAAAGTAGATGACCAACCTAATTTCAATAGCAGACCCATTAATGAGATTACACATTTAAAAAATAAGCAGTTTTTGAACGAAATAGAGAAAAAATTGGTATTTCAAACCGATAAGGCAAAAGAATCATTACTTGATGAAAATCAGTTGCGAGATTAATATTTTTTCATATATTTATAATTAAAATAAACATTTAGATGTTAATTAAACATTCGAAATTTAAAAACACAGGTATTATATTCGAGCTTTTAGTACGACAAATTACCTCAGATACCCTATCGGGCAAATCCTCCGAAGCTACTAATATCCTAAAAAAATATTTTAGTAAAACTGAGTTGGGAAGAGAGTATAAATTGTATGATAGTTTACTTAAACGCACTAACTTAACCGAAGGTAAAGCCGAAGTTGTTATTGGTACAATTTTAGAAAGTGCAAAGCAGCTAAATCGATCAGCTCTTAAGAGACAAAAATATAATTTAATTAATGAGATTAAAGAACACTACAGTTTAGAGGAATTTTTTAAAACAAAACTCCCTCACTATAAATCTCAAGCCGCCATTTATACATTAATTGAGGCAACAGGTAGTGATAAAAAACAATCTCATGAGCAGATTATTACCAACAAATTAGTATTGTTGGAACATTTGACTTCTTCTACAAAAAAGACAGATAAGCCTAAAGATAGCATTATGGAAGAGTTTTCTCAATATGACAGAGATACTCGTATTTTAACATATAGAATCTTATTAGAAAAATTTAACACTAAATATTCAGATTTTAGTAGTAATAAAAAATCCATACTTAAAGAATTTATCAATAGTGTAGACAACACAGATAAATTAAAAGTATTTTACAATACTAAGATTAATGAAATGAAAAGTGAATTGGTTTCGTTAAATAAAAAAACAAAAAACCAAGTTACTAAAATTAAAATAAATGAAGTAGCAACGTTTTTAGTTGGGTTAGGAAAAAACGATAAAGTTAATAATGAACATATAATAAATCTACTTCAATATTGTGATTTATTAGAAGAACTCCACCAAGCCAATGGAAAGTAACGAACCAAAAAAATATGGATTTGAGTTAACCCCATCAGAAACAAATCCCGAAACGGGTGCTGTTACTTTTGATGTTAAATACCATGCAGATTTTCCTGCTTTGTATAATGCATTTAAGAAACTCAATGATGAATATAAAAAATTTATTCTATTTGATGAGGTAAAAAAAGATCCAAAATTTAAAGAAATATATAAAGGATTTAGTTATCTATTCAATCAATTTAAATCTCATTTAAGAGAAAATTATCCTAAAAAATACAGTCTTTTAAAAGCAGCAAACGAGGAAATGTTAAAAGAACTCGTTCAAAAGCGTCTAAAAGAAATGAGTGCTACAGGAGCAGGAGCAGGTGCAGGAACGTTTACACCAGGTGGAGGAGCTAATTACGCTACACCAAATGCTTTTAATCCAAATA